AGATATAGCAGAACTATGAGCGGTTGTGCCACCAGTTACTGTCTCTCCATTTGTAAAGTTTGTTGTTGGAACCACTATTGTTAACTGATTCGTGCCATCATTCTTAGAACTAATTGTAGCTGTAGCACCACTAGATGCCCCTGTAATTACTTCGTTCACAGCAAAACTACTTGCAGCGCCCACTGTTAAAACTATCGTACTGTCTGCTAAACTGGTTGGTTTGTGATAATAATGTAGTTCAACAGAAAAGTTACTATTCGGTGTTGGTGCGAGTATAAAATTATCTACATCAAATCTTGCATAATACTTAGGAACACCTGTTGTTGATGCATTTGGATTATATTCTTGTATAAAATTTACATCTTTTTCTAATAAAAATTCAATATTACTAGAGTTAGTTATAGATAAACTAAATGATGCTAAGTAATCATCTGGAACAGATAAGAACCTATCAGAAGAAGAAGTAGCACTTGTTACGTTTTTTCTAAAATATTCAAAGTCTACCATCTTAAACAATCTGTTTTCGGTAGATCTTACAAAGTCTCTTAAATGAGATACAAAAGTAGTTTCTGTGTTTTCTGTGTAATCTTGTATAGCAGTCTTTAATGTTGTTAATGTATAACTCATCTAACTCTCCAACGTCACGGGTCCAGCAGATGCTACTCCACCACCACCAAAAACATTCCCTAGTGTAGCCGTAGCACTTACACTAATCGTATACTTATTTGTGTCTACCACAGATTGTATTGTAAAGCCAGATGAACCTTGCATTGTAGAACTTGGTATACCATCGAAAGGTGCTACGTCTCTAAACCTAATTGTACTTGAAGCAGATCTACCATGTGCTGGTTCTGTAACTGTAACTGTTGTAGGACTACTTCCGCCCGTACCCGTTTTAAAAGGATTAAAAGGTAAAATAACAGAAACAGAAGGCTCTTCTCTATCTGGCCTTGCATCTTTTATTGCTTCTGCATCTGCGGTCTTTACTCTTAAATCTATTTGAGGATGTTTTGATTCAAACTCATCTTTGCCAACAAACAAGCCGTTCCATTCTTTTCTCATGTCTCTCAATCGATAACGAAAGCCAGACCTATCAGATATTCCATATGAGTTCTTGCCTGTTGCAAATCTTCCCATCAGACACTCAAGTATTTAATGTCGGGTGTTAATGTAAGTGCCACTCTATCTTCATCCTCTGCTGCCGCTCTTTGAAACTCTTCTTCATAGATTGATTTTAAAAGTTGCGTTCTTTCTGGTGCTCGTTTTACAGATAAGTAATAAGAAAGACCTGCTACCATACAAGGAAGGAACCTAAAAGGAACATCCGAAGTGTTCTGTAATGTATCTGCATCTTGTATTCTTCTAACATAAAAATACTCTAAAGTATCTGTACTATTCTCTGGAGTAGGCCATAAGAAAATCTTTGGTATTGTTTGTCTATCAAAGTAATATTGTGAAGGTCTGCCTTTTTGAGTTTTACTTGGTAAGTTTAAATACTCACCTCTTGATATCTTAGACATGCTAAAGTCTGTACCACTTCGTCTAAGAACAACTTCTAATATATCCGTATAATCAGCCGTAAAAGTATAGCTAGATGTTCCATCTGTTAACGCCTGGGTAGCAGAATTAACTGTCCATAAGTTAAGTCCTCTGTTTGCCCATTCAGAAAACATTATGTTAAGAGAACGTCTCGCTGTTCTTGCATCATAACCCGTTCTAACTTCAAGACCGCATCTTTCGTACGCTTCTTCTACGATCTCACCTACGTCTAAATCAAAATCCCTTGAATCCGAAGTTGCCATTTAATCCTCATTATACAAATTATCAAAAATTTTATTTACATCTAATGTATAGTCTAAATCAGATTTTGAATAATGTATATGCTGTGAAGGTAAAAAATCTGGGGCACCTTCACCTGTTTCAAACCATGCTGGATGTGTAACACGTACACGATTATTTGGCAATGCTACAATGTTACCCGTCCATTTACCAGCATCAATCAAATACATTACATGACTTTGTTTATGCTGTGCTGGATCATCAGCTATCTCACTATCTGTATAATCAACTGTAAACAAATACTTTGCTGGGAATAACTGACCATCTATCTTAGCTAACCAAGGACAAGGTGTAGCTCTATCCATAACATAAACAGCATGGGTGCGTGAAGAACAATCCCAAGGTTGTGCATTATAAGTATCCATAGGTTCTGGCCATTCTTCCACGGGAATATCTGCCATTAAAGCTGTTATAGGCATTCGTGCCCACATAGCTCCACCATGCACGTTTGGATCATCCGTATCATCATTCTCACAACCCGTGAATATTACTTGGAAACTTAGAGATCTATTAGGCATAGTCGTAACTGCTATAGCCATAGCATGTAAAAACTCTCCGTGATACCTAAGATGATTACAAGTATATTCCCTTCTAACCCAACACTTAAATTGAGGAATGTTACTTTGCAAATAGGGCATTATTTCTTGACTAGTTTGTAGCCTTTCTTATTAGCCGCTGCTCTAATCTGTGCTATAGACATTACTTTGACTTTACCGCCTTTTTTCATGCCTTTAGATTTCATCATGCCACCCATTCTGTAGCCTTTTTTCTTCATCATTTTTCTGCCTCCAGTAGTTATTTGTTTAGGAATATTTGAACGAGATATTGTCATTTAAACCAACCCATTGCAAAGTTAGCAACAACACCAACGACACCGCCCAATGCCATCATAACCCAAAAACCTCCTCGCCACTTATCAGCCGTAGCACGGAGTTGGGTTACATCTGTTTTTAATTCTTTCATGTCCTCTTGAAGAGACTCAACTCTTTCTTCTAATTTAGCCAAAGCTACTTCAAGTCTCTGATTCTGGGACATTTTCATAAAAATTAAAATTCTTTTCTAAGATATAGAATAATTGTATATGTATCGCCACTTGAATGACCAACAGTTGTAAATTGTACATCACCTGTTACACCAGATCCTGCATTATTTGGTAAACCACCAAAAGATGTATAGTCGTGATGACCAGATTGATTTTCACCAAGTTGAATAGCTAAAACATCTGATGTAGCATCAAAAAGTATGCTAACTTTCATACCTGTACACTGCCACCAAATCTTTTGAATTGTAACGCCCGTACAAGTGCTACCATCTGCACCTGTAGATAGACCACTTACATCAACTTTAGTGACGGCACTTTCTCCAGAGCCGTCACTTACGTTTGTGAATTTTAAAACTGCATACTTTGGACCGTCAAGAATGGTTTGAGTTGCTACTGCATCAGCCATTTTAACCTCCTAGGTTTACTCGTTAATTATTCTGCTCATTTTAACATAATGAATATGAATTGCTTCTGCCGCACCAGCACCAGCTTCAACTCCAATATAAGGAATTAAATCAATATCATCCGTCATTGCCGCAGATTTGGTTGTACCAGTTGTAACTTCTGTACCGCCTGTAGAACCAGATGTGCTTGTTATGTTATATTGAACTCCATCTACAAAAATAGACATTTGTCTTGAACTATCAATTTCTATTTTTAAGTGATAAATAGTATTTGCAGCTATAGTTATTGGTAAAACACTAATATGATCTGTGCCACCAATACTATGAATAAAATGCAGTTTTGTAAAATCAGTAAATGCTTCAGAGTTTGTAGCATCTGTTTGAAATTTAAAATATGCTTGGTTAGCATCTGTCGCTATTAACTGATCATTAGTTAATTTTAAACCAGCATATGCTTTCTGGTTATCAATTGCAGGTAATGCTATTGATGTTTCAAAATGTACTTGATTCTCAGTCCCCCATAAACAACTTGCCCATGCTGTTGCAGCGGTATCTAAATGTGGAGTAATAATTGCTTGGTCTTGATCAGCACCTGCTGTTGTTGCTACAATTCCTGCTGATGTACTATTAAAGGTACATAAAGCAGTAGTCATATTAGTTCCAAGTGCTTCCCAGTTTCTATTCAAAGCTCTTTGAACTTCAACTGTTGATACTTGGTCAATATTTGCATTTAAACCAGGTCTTTGTAAAAACCATTCTTCTAAATAAAAACGTCTTGTATCTTGTGGATAATCTCCAAGAGTTCTGTCTTGGATTAAACCAGTAGTAGAATCTTTACTGATTAATTTCATTCCATTTTGCGACCTTATAGGTCCAGAAAAGGTTGTATTAGCCATGTCCATTCTCCCGTCTTGGCAAATGTCAACTACATTATGTAATTGTCGGTTAATTAGTTATATAATAAAAAAAACCAGATTGCAATGCAATCTGGTAAAGTTTTTCTTTTGGGAGGAAATATTGAATAAAACAATATATCTACCTCTTACGTATCACAAATAAAAAAGGGTGGCAAGTGCCACCCTTCAAATCCCAGAATTTGTTTTTAGTTATGCACCTGGTGAACCAAATACACATCTTGGATCAGAGAATCCAAAAGAATATCTCTCACGAGCTTTATATCTCATGTTTCCAGTATCGAAGTCTGCTTCCATACCTGTAGATAAAGCTACACGTTCAAAATGTAAGAACCCACGAGGAGTATCTGTCATAAGGAAAAATGCATCTGTATCAGTTAGGAAGTCATTGACTACATAACCTTCTGGTAACATACCCATGTTCTTCATTGCATTAGCATCATTATCTGATGTTGATACTCTAAGTGTTGAGTTCATAATTCTCTCTGCAACGAACTGTAACTGTCTTGGAATAATTAACTTCATTCCTCTTAAAGCTACAATAAGACCTCTTTCGTCAACAAAGCCTGCAATCTTAATTAAAGCATCTTCAAGAGATGTTTCGTTAAGGTCTGCCGCAGTTGAAGGTTCATTCGCAAATGTCGCTCCAGTTGTTAACGGATGATCTGTTGCACAGAGTTCTTTTCCATCACCACCAGTAACTGTACTATCAAACGCATTGTTCAATACAGATGCTGCTTTAACTTGCTTGGTGTGTGCCATTGATCTTGCCAAAGCTTTTGTGTATCTACCAGAAAGTCTGTCGTAGAGATTATCTTCTACAGCTTCTTCTGTGATACTAAATGCCAAAGCAATAGTCTCATGGTTATACCTTGCAGTATAAGCTTCATTTGCATCGTCAAACGCTACTCCAGTACCTTCCGATTTAGTCGGTGCAGCACCAAAGCCAGATAACATTACTTCTTCTTCAAATGATCTGTCTGATGACTCTGTTGTGAAAATTTCAGAGTGCTGGTTTTCATACCTTGCATACTCCATTCCGAAAAGAGCATTAAGACCAGGCTCTAGCTCTTTAGATAGTTGTGCTCTACTTATCGCCATAATTAATCTCCTTTAAGAAATAGCAGCATCAGAATCTCCAGTAGAACTGAAGAAGATGTGATTGTTAATTTTAACGATATAATTTACCCCAGCAGCAGAGTGATCTGCATTTGTAGGATCATCGTGGATACCCAATATCATCAAAGGATTAGACGCATCTGAATCCTCCGCTGTAGATATATCAATCTGAGCAGTCGAAATACCAGTAGTAGTACTACCAGCAGCACCATTTTCAAGTTCTGCTGTCTTGAAAATATCGATCCTAGCAGTTGCTTTGTTAGTATTCGTTCCGTCAGATGCAATAATATATCGTTGCATAGGGTTATCATGCACAAAACCTTTTATATCGTGGTTAGTGTCTGCTGACCCAGAACCAGGCCATGTGTTAGAGAATTTAAGTTTTTTAGTGGTGTTATCAACATATTCACAACCAGCAAATACACCAAGATACTGTTTAGTATCACCAGTTGCATCACCAATTGCTATAGTTCCACCTGTTAATTCAACAACAACAGGTGATCCTTGAAAAATAGCTGAAGCATCACTCTTTATAAAATACTGATTTACTCCATCAGCAGTCGTACCGCCAAAACCATTAATTGGTTTTAAGCCGAATTTTACGCTTGTATTAGCCATAAAATGTTACTCCTAAAGTTAAAATTGAAATTTCATTAGGATTCACCTTTTCGGTTTCCTCCAAATGTTACACGACTTTGCCTTTCCTTTTGGATTGGCATCGAAGGATGTGACTCCTTCATTAAGTTTTCATCAACAGCCGTCATTTGGTTGCGGGTTCGACCCCGGTAAAATTCGTTTCTTTCCAATGCCGTCTCTTCTGGAATCCTAGCCAGTATCAAGCCTCCTTGACCAATCACACCAGAATGTTTTCCCTCTGTAATTGTAGAGAAATCTTCATCTGGATACTCGTCAGCACGAACAGGTTCCCAACCTTCTCTTAACTTAGCGTGGACGTTCATTTGATCCTCCTCGCCTCGAATGTTGGTTCTTATCCATCTCTGCCTATATCCTTCTGGTGGTTTTGGAGCATCAAGTCTGCTCGGTGGTGACCAGGGTTTTCTTCGGGTGGCGGTGCCCCTTGTATTCGCCTCTCTTTTTGTTCGATCTGTCATCATCTATTCCTTTACGTATTTAGCGTACTCTTCAAGAGGTACATTTAGCTTTTTAGCCATTGCCACCTGCGAAGGAGACAATCTAACAGTTCTGCGTCCCTGTTTTTTGCGTGAAGCGGAAGTGTCAGCAGGAGCGACCCTGGCACTTCCTCCGTTTGCTCGTTCAGTTGTAAATTTGTCTGGGAACAAACCTTTTAACTGACGATCAATTTCATCATAGTATTCATCAGACGAAAGGTCAAACCCTTCTTCAGATAATTTTTGATGAATACCCATTGCTGTACTTGTCATAACTTGATCATCACCAAACCAATCATTCTTTTCTGCCCAAGCTTGTGCCTTTGGATCAACAGGCGCTGCTTGAGGTTGTGGCTGTGGTTGTGCTACTGCTTGAGGTTGATCAGTAACTTGTTTTGACTGAGCATCTTGTCTGTCTTTCGCTATTCTATGACGTTCTTGTTCAATAGAAATCTTTGAAAGAGCTTGTTGAGCATCAAACATTTTATCAACATCACCATTATCGTGAGCTTCTTTATAGTTCTTTTTTGCTTGATCAAGCTGTGCATCAAGACGAGTACCATACTCCGAAATATAGCCTTGATCTAAATTGCTTAGACGTTCTTTAAGCTTTTGATTCTCTAACGCTGCTTCCTGGGCCTTCCTCTCGGCTTCTTGCTTGGCTCTTTCTTCGTTTTTGTACTTGGTTGTGAGCTTTTTGATTCTATCTTGTGCCCTTTTACCGACATCTTGTAATTCTTTGTCATCTGGCTCGTCTGCTTTTTGTTCAACTTGTCCAGAATCAGGTTTATCTTCTGTTGTAGAATTAACAATAGGTTGGTTGTTTTCTTCCAAAGTAACTTCAACATCTTTTTCCTCTTGGGTTGTTTCGACTTTTTCTTCAGCTAAATTTTCTGACATGTCTTATTCCTTATATATGTTTAATATCTTCTGGGTCTAAAATCGTAGCAATAACTTCATCATCGTTAATAATACGAACTTCCATATCTTCTAAAGAAAATCTGGATCCAGCATATCGACCTATACAAATCCAATCACCTTCCTTGCACCAAGGATTATTTAGATCTCCAAATTTACCCTCATCTTTATACGCAATAGGTCCAACTTTCAAAACATAAGCTACAACTGTGGCTAATGCTTCTCTTTGTCTTATCTGATCTGGTATGATTACACCCTTATTAGTAACTTCTTTACCTTGATAAGGTGCTACAAGGATTCTCCAGCCAGTTGGTGAAGGTAATCTTTCTTTAAATGATTTATCAAGAAGCGTAGGATCTAATACCCTCTCTTCTTTTTTTACATAAGCTTTTTCTTTATTTCTTTTTTGAAGTATGTGGTCAGGTACTAATAATGTCTTGGGCATCTTCGTAATTTTTCTCCAACAAGGATTTCATTTCCTCCTTTGCGTAGGTTAAGCCTTGTATCTCACCCACAAGAAGTCGGTAGTTCTCGATATCTTGAATACCACCAGATGTTAAGATCGTAGCAATGTCTTGCTCACGTCTTTCTAACATCTTATATACGTGTTTTGCGAAGTCTGCAACATCCATCTTGTTTTATTTAATAAATTCCAGAAAAGTTACTACCAGAAACTTGTATAGAACCACCTTCTGCTTTTTTAACAACCATAGTTTTACCATTCTCACTAACAAGTTTTTCTTTGTCTGTATCTATTTTACCTTTAAATGGTTTTGATAAAGCTTTTTTCATAATTGCAACATCTTTATCTGATATAGAATTAGCGGAGGTAAACCCCATTTTTTTACGAACTTCTTTAGAAATGTTCTGAACGGGGCCACCCTTTTTCATAAAACCCATATTGTTACGAACTTTAGAGGGTAATTTAGAAAGACCTTTATTGCCCATTGGAACTGGTTTTAATTTTTTGCTCATTTTTTTCTCCTTTTTCTTAAAACGCTTTTTAAAGTTTTAGCTTGTGCTGCATGTAGCTTAGATGCTTTTTTTAAACCCTTAATTACTTTTTTAATTTTTCTTTCAGCCATTATTTACCCTTT